GGCCTGTTTGTCGGTCAGCCCCTCGATCTCCACCGAGGTGGTGTAGCCGCCACGCGCCATCCGGTGCGTCGACTGCGTGACCAGGTACTTGCCGGATTTGTTGCCGAAGCTGGTGAGCGCAATCACGACACCGGCGACAATCTGGGGATCGCCTACCATGTCGAGCGTGCCGGAATATTTTGGGCTGTTCTTCTGGTCGAGCTTGGATTTGGCCAGCCGCTCGGCCTGCGCCTCGTCTTCGACACGCACGTCCAGCTTCACGACGTCGCCGGAGTTGGTCATGAGCCCGAGGTCGTCGGCCGAGGAGGCGTCGCCCTTGATCACCTTCTTGCGGCGTGGGTGCAGGTAGCGCACCTCCGCCTTGGTCGCCGCGACGTGGTCCGCGTTGCGCAGGGAGTAGCGCGTCAGCGTCTGACGAAAGTCGGTCACCCGATCGAAGGTGCGCACGGGCTCGGCCGCGCGCAGGGCATTGCGGGAGGTGAAGACGAGCTTCTGCCCTTTCACCGTGAAGAAATGGCCCGTCTCCTCCGCCAACCGCTTCAGGAAGGCGAGGTCGCGCTCGCCGTTCTGCGTGATACGCTCATAGTCGAGATCCTCGATCTCGCCTTCGAGCTGGAAGCCGTGCTTGCCGGCGATCTTGCCGACGATTTCCGAGAGTGACTGCTTCTCGTACGCCTCGTGCTTCTCGGTGCGCAGTTCCTTGGTTTTGGGCGCCGACAGCCCCTTGAAGTCGACCGAGTCGCCATTGGCGTCACCATCGGCGCTGCTCTCGTCGACCGTGAATTCACCCGCCGGTTCCAGCGGTGCGTCCTCGTAGCCATAGTCGAGCGTGAAGACGTCGCCCTCTTGCGGCTCCCAAATGTCGAGCCAGGCGCCGTTCGTGTTGTGCACCGTGACAGACACCTCGTCGGCCTGGCCGTGATGGTGGTCGGTGTAGGTGATATCGGTCGGGTACTGCGAGACCTCGGCAGTGATGTCCCGGCCCTGATAGGTCAGCTTGAAGGACGGCGCGCGCGGGGGCATGGCTCACCTCTTCCAGGGAGGGCGCGCGGTGACGGTCGAACCGACCTGCTCGCGGATGGGGATCTGCAGAACCAGGCCGGCCGGGAGGATGGCGGGAATGCGCAGATCCGCCATGAACAGATCGCGATTGGCTGCGATCAACTCGCCCTGGCGCGCGACATCGCCATAGTAGCGAAAGGCGAGAAGGTCCCAGCGCTCGCCAGCCGTCGTGCGGTGAAGGAGATGCTCGCTCATCGCCGCGCTAGCGCCTTGCTCGCCACGGAACCGAGCGCCGAGGCGGTGCGTACCGCACTCGAAAGCCCGGCGGAGAGCAGATCCGGGATCGGTGACTCCAGCAGCGACATGGTCGAGTCCAGCCGCACGACGCGCCCGCCCGATCGCGAGGTTTTCAGGATCGTCCGGCCGAGGCTCTCCACCACGAAGTGGCGGCCGTTGAAAGGTCCACCGGCGATCAGCGGCAGGGCGGTCTGCGCCTCATACGCCGCGAACAGCAGCGCCCATTGCGCCTCCGGCGAACAGAAGCCCTCATCGAAAAAGAAAGTGAACTCGCGCGTGTCCAGCTCCTGGCCGATAAACTGGAGCACGGGCTTGCCGCGCAGCACGTCGTGGCGGGCGTAGGAATTGGCATATTCCTCGGTGAGCGCGGTCGGGCCGGTGAGCGCGCCGCGTCCCGTCCCCACACCAATCTCGATCTCGCCGAGCCAGATCCGCATGTCAGTAATCCTTGCGCTGGCGGCGGCGCAGCGCTTCGTCCACCAGGCGCGCCAACTCGTCCGCGTGGTCGCGGAGCTGCTGGGCAAAGGACTGCGACTGCTCCGCCGACGTGCCGGCCGGAATGGCGATCGACGGCGCGTAGCTCACCTGCACGGTGGCAGCGCCGCCCGCGCCGGCACCGGCCATGCCGATAGGCAGGCCGGCCGAGCGCGGCGCCATATCGGAAAGCGCGCCACGCATACCGGCGGCGACAGACCGTGCCGCTGCGACCGCCGGTCCCGGCCGAATTGCCGAGGCCAGCGTTTCGGAAAACCGCACGCGGTCGAGATCCGACAGCGGGCCGACCTTGGCCGGCGAGTGCGGGAGATAGTCGCGCATCTGCTGCGTCACGCCCTGGACGGCGCCGACCGCCGCGCCGGCGCCGGCGCGGATGCCGGCCGCCAGCGTGTTCATCAGGGCGACGCCATGTGAATGGAAGCTCGCCCCGGAAAGCACGCTTGATGCCGCCTGCACCGCCGCCTGGGCCGCCGGGCCGATGCCGGCGATCAGCTTCATAGTTGCCTCGGACTGCACGGCGAGCTGCGTCATGTCCTTCGCGTTGGTGATGGCGCCGGCATCCTTGCCGCCGAACCATGACCCGAAGTCCGGCAGCGAGGGGATGATGCTCGACCAATCCCAGTCCGGCAGCAGGTTCGACCAGTCGAAGCTCGGCAGCGAGATCGAGGGGATGATGCCGGACCAATCCCAATCCGGCAGGATGTCGGCCCATGCGGGGATCAGGCTCGACCAGTCGAACGCTTTCAGCGCTTCCCAGGCATCGTTGAATGCCTTTTTGACCTTCTCCCATTGCTCGGCGAGCCACGGGCCGACGCTGTCCCAATTGGCATAGATGAGATAGGCCGCTGCCGCGATCGCGACGACGCCGGCGACGAACCAGCCGATCGGCGTCAGCATGAGCGAGGCGCCGAACATCACCATGCCGCGCGCGGCCGACAGCAGCAGGCCGGGAAGCGCCTTGAGCCCGGCCAGCGCCATGAGCCCGATGGCCCGCGCGACATTGGCGAGCAGGCCCGGCAATCCCATGGCGGCAATCGCCATCAGCCGCATGGCGGCGGCGCCGCGCATGAGCAGGGCGGGCAGGGCGACCAGGTTGCGCGCGATCAGAGCAATACCGAGCACGGCACTGCGCAGGCCGGCGACGGAAAGGAAGATCAGCGCCCGCCCGAGCAGCATCGTCGCGCCGATCGAGGCGCGCACGGCCGCCTCGAAGGCCCAGAGACTGGTGCTGATGGCGAGCATGATGCCGACGCGAGCGAGCGCCAGGCCGAACATCAGCGTGCCCCGCGCGAGCATGAACATGCCGGTGGCGAGATAGTAGATGGGCGAGGCGAAGGCGGCCGCGATGATGAGGTAGGAGAAGTTCTCCCACCCGCCCATGGCCATCGCCAGCCGTTCGGCGCCCGTCGCGACAGTGACGACCGCAGCGCCGAGGCCCTTTGCGGCTTCCCACCCCTTTTCGAGGGTCGCGATGAGCGTGGTGGAAATATCAAAGGCCCACTTTTGCAGCGAGCCATTGTCGGCCATGCGGTTCACGGTATCGAGGACGTCCGAAAGGCGGCCCTCGATCCATCCGAAGAAGCCCGCGCCCCCGATCATCTGCCGAAAGCGGCTCCACTGGTCGCCGAGGTTCGAGACCATCCCGTCCCATGTCTGGGAAAGGCGGTCCATGGCGCCAGCGTACCTACGGTCCCAAATGAACGAGAGTGCCTTTTGAATGGCCGCGCTGTCGTTCTTGAGCGCCTTGATAGTCTTCCGGGTGCCATTGTCGTCGAAACTGAATATGGCGTACTTGCCCTCGACACCTCCCTTGATGCCGAATTCCTTTAGCCTCTCGAATTCGCCCGTAACCGCATCGGCAACAGCTTCGACCGCCTGCATGAGCGGCTTGCCCATCGCGGCGGCCGTGTTGCCCAGTGTTTTAAGAAGGCCCTGGGTGGGGTCGAAGCCGTACGTCCGCAGCTTCACGAACGCATCCGTGACGCCGGCCATGTCGTAAGGGGTTTTCGCTGCAAAGTCCGACACCCACGATAGTGCCTTCTGAGCCCCCGCAGCGGACTTCTCTGTCACTTCAAGTATCGCGCCGAACCGCTCAAATTCCGCCATCGGCGCCACGAGCTGGTTCATGACCAGCCCACCGGCGATGCCGAGCACGCCGGCTCCTGTCGCGAGACCGGCCGCGACCCGCCCGGCGCCTTTCGCGCCTTCCCACATACGGCCCGCGCCGCCGGCCATGAGGCCGCCGCCCTTGACCATCAGCTCGCCCTGGCGCCGCGCGTAATTGCCGATGGAGACGAGCGC